CAGGCGCAGTCGCCGCCCGCTGTGCCCAATCAACGATCGCACGGGTCGGCTCGTCTTCGCCGTAGATCGTGCGCCGCACATCGTCAATTGACTTCTTGTGAATGTGCGAGAACAGTTGCACCGTCCCCGCGCGCACAAGCAAGTCAATCGGGCTGAGCTTCTTCTGCTGCATGCTGAACGGACGCACGTTGCCGTTGCCGTTCTTTGCAGGCACGAGCGCAGGCGCAGCCACGACAAGATTGCGCCTGTTGGGGTCCTCCACCGTGGAGGCAAGATGACGCTCGGATTCCTTCAGGATAGAAAGACCCCGCTCGTCCTGAGCAATTTCCGCATTCGCCTTGGTGACCTGCTCCATCTGCTCATCGCTGACATTGCTGTCATCGACCTTTTCAAGCAGCGCAGCAAGTGCATCCTTCTTAGCAACGAGACGCGTTTCGGCGTCCGTGATACGTTGTGACAACGACATCGTCGTGTCCTTTCTTTTGTGACTTCGCATATCGGCTTGCTTGCCGCTGAACCCGCGTCGCCTTAGTGGGTCCCGTACGCCTTGCTCGGCGAAGACCACATCAAGTGTAGCGGGGGAAACTCCTAGTGACTTGGCGATGGCCAGCGCATTCGGATTAGCCGGGACGCTGACCAAGCTCGTCTCGACCAATTCCTGTTTCGTAAACCTTAAACCGCTGAATGGATTTTGACTGTCAAGCTGCGTATGCTCCTTCGGCCGGAAGCCGACTGACACGGCGCGCAGAATGTCGGCCTCAATCAGCTTGCGGATTTCATCAATGCGCGGGGACGTGCCTTCCGGTGCAAGTATCAGCTTGCCCTTGAGCTGCTTGTCCTCAACGCGCAAGTTAGCCCACTTGCCGATCGGGAAGTCACTCTTGTGCCCGAACAGCGCGATGGGATTCTTCTTGAACGCGTCCAGGTCCCAGCCGTCGGACATGATGACGTCGTCCATGCGGTCGGGAGTTTCGTCGCTCATGACGAATTCCATTCCTTGGACTTTGGCAGCGTGCGTCTTGTGGACGACGTTCTTCGCGCTGCTCGTATCCCAGATCATCTGGCAGGCGTCATCGTCAAGCTCATCACCGCAGCGGTCCATGAAGTCTTCATATGACTCGCCGTCGTCAGGTTCAATATCACTCTGCTTTGTTTTCATGCTGGCACATCAATTGCAATCGCCATCTTGCAATTGTCCTTGGTCTGCGGGACCGGGTGATTGCGCGTGCCGGACCTGATTTTTATGAAGTTGATCGCCTTGCCCCACACCTCACCTTGAATGATGATGGCGCTGTCAGGTTGCGCCGTGATCGTGATCTCATTGCCTCTGGCGTCGTACAGGTCATTGTACAGGTTGCCATCGGTGCTGACTTGGAACGTCAGATTGGCGTCGGTGAACTCCTGCGGGATCGTAATGCGTACGATGTCCCCGGCTGAACAATCTGCGCCGTCGCTGAGTGACTCGTCCTTGAGGATGGTCGGTCCGTCCACGATCTGTAAGGTCATAGTGTCGTCTCCATTTTGAGTGCCATGCGAATAACGATGTTGCCTGCCATGGCAACCTTGATGGTGCCGTCGGCTTGAACGATTTTCAGTTCGTGATAGTACAAGTCCGGAAGGATCGCCACCGTGTCAATAGCGTCCACTGTTATTGTGACATCAGAACCAGTGACAGCGATGCCCTCCGTGAGCGACTTCTTGATCAGTACCTCGTCCGGCTCCGTGTCCAGCGACCACGCGGACTTGGCCAGCCACCATTGCAGCTCCATGGCGGTGGCGGGGTCATAGCCGGTCATCGTCACGTTGATGGCCTTGTCCTCGCCACGGAAAAGCTGGCAGTTCTGGTTCAAGCCTGCGGTCAGTTGAATTGGATCAGGCGTCATTTACGCTCCGGCGTCATAATTGAAGGCGTCGGCCCCATTGACGGGTTAGCCGACCGCCCGAAAGGGCAATGGGAGACCTAAGAGCAAGGCGACGAGCATGTACAGCGCGATGAGCGCCACGATGATCATGAACACGCGTTGTATCTGCCCCGGAATTGGGAAGCCAAGGTAGCCCATGAACCAGACGATCACGAGACCGATGAGGACGAGGATGGCAACGACGATTGCGATATTGATGATGCCCAACAGAATTGCTGTGAGTGAGATCATTTAATCCTCCTCTGATAATTCCTTCAGGAAACCTTCCCAGTCTTCAGCAGGCCCGATGACGACTTCCCATGGACTTGTTTTGACGATGTCACAACTGCCACCGGCAAAGGCGCGTTTGATGCGGAGGCATTCCTGTTCACTGCCACGGAAGAATTCGGCCAGACCGTAGCAGGCGTCGTCTAGGCGATTGATGCGGTACGTGACGACCCATTCCATTTTATTAGCCTAGAAAATGAGGGTGTTCATGTCCACGTCTTGCGCGTATTGACCGGCGACGCCCATCGCCATGGTGAGGGCAACCAGCCCGTCAATTCTACCAGTAGATTTGTTCTTGGATAACTTGCGGTTAGCGTCGTCCTTGCTTTCAATGATGGCGTTGGCCGCGCACATCGCCAGCACCGGATGATTGCCGTGGGCCAGCTCTTTTTCCTTGATGGCTTGCTCTAGGTCCCGCAGGGCCGGAGACATTGACTGCGTGCCCTGCCCGAAGTCCACGAAAATATCTTCCACTTTCTGTTCGCTGAAACCGGCCTTGTACAGCCAAGGTTTGAGATGCTTCATGTTCCAGCGATCGAAGCCTATTTTGGCAATGTTGAGCCGCTCATGGACTTTGAATAAATACTCGGCGACGTATTCGTAGCTGACGGTGTTGCCTTCCGTCGTCTGCAAATATTTCTTGGATGCCCAGAGGTCATACGGGACGCGGTCCTTCTTGGCTTTCTCGCGCAGGCCCACGGAGGGCAGCCAGAACGTGGGATGCACCTGCCAGACGCGGTCTTTCTTGCCTATCAGAACCAAGGCGGTGAGGTCAGCCACGGAGGATAGATCTAGTCCACCATAAACCTGTACGTCGTCCAATGGGGCTGGGAGTTGGCCGCAGCTTTCCCACAGGCTGCGCGTGACGAACGGATTGTTGATCTCTACTCTTTGATTCAGTATTAAATTTCTGTACTCGGACTCTCGTGCAGGCATGCGCTCAGCATCTTTCGCCATGCTGAGAACTTCTTTTTTATTCATGAAAATATTCAGTGCCGGATTTGCCTTCTCGATGGTTGCAAGGGCAAAGGGATCATCGGTCATGTCCGCTGCGTCAATGCGCAGCACCGTATGTGGATCGTGCCCTGCCTTGGCGTCATCAATGAGCACCGACAGCAGATCAGCCTCGGTCGGTGCTTGGGTACTAATGATAATCGTAAGTGGATCTTCTTGGGCGGCGGTCGCGGTCTCGAGCGCTTCGTAAAGCGGAGAACGTGGACCACGGACTTGACCGAGTTCATCATGGATAATGAGGGATGGGCTGAGGCCGAAGTTCGTGCCGACGTCGGCGCTGAGTGCTCTATAGACAATGCCAAGCTCCGGACAGTAAAGCTCCTTCTTGGTCTCGCGCACCATGATCACGTTGTCCAGTGCCTCGGACATGCGGACCATCTTTGTTGCTAAATTAAAAATTAGAGCGGCTTGGTCTCTGGAAAGAGCAGCGCTGTGGAGATGACTGTTGCGGTGCGTCTTGGCTTCCGGCCCGCACAAGTGGAGCAGCAGTATGGAGGCAGCCTCAAAGGACTTCGCGTTCTTGCGGCCTCTAGATATGATCGCTCGCCGGGTGCCGTGCGGGTTGTCATATATCGCTTTGAAGTCCTCCTTCATGAAAGGAGCCATCTTCAATTGCTTGCCGACGTACTTTCCTTCCGGGATGCGCAGAAACTTTTCGCACCACGCGATATTGCGCTCGCCACGGGTGGGCGTTTTCTTCATGAATCCCACGGCACCTGCACAGCAGCGCGCTCATTCATCTGCGCGGCCATGGCTGCGGTCTTGTAGCGCCTGCTCCGTGAGCTGGGTAATAGGCGCAGCTTGCTGGCAAGGCGGAGTTGCAGATTCGTGAATTTTACATATTCGTCCAGCTTGGCTGGGTCACGGACGCAGCGGCGACCAGCAAGCGTCGCCTGTACAAAGCTCACCAGCACCGGCACATCACTGCGTGTGAAATGATCTGGGTGGACATCACGTACAAGCTGTGCGAACTGCGCCCGTTCTTCGTCGTCCAGATAGTCCGGTGGCTCCAAAAAGAAAGGAGTGAGTGGCTCTGCGCGCTTGGTTGCGCGCTTTGCCGCTGATGCTGTGCCGCCTTTAACCCGCATTGTATATAAAGCCTTTGTTTGTTGAGGAAGCATGGTCGATTGTCGAAAAATTCTCCGAACGTGCGTCACGGCTGT